GCGTCCCTTAAGTTGAACTGTGTTCGACATCCATGCAGTATGTTACTTACTGAATCCACAATAAAGTATAGAGCCGGCGCTGATGAGAGAGTCATCCTTCAACGGATGTATCCCCCACAAGTCGGTCACCCGGATAAAGTGCAAATCATCTATAGTAAACCTCCTACTGAGGAGTTCTACGAAGAGATTACACCGAATTCCGAGGGTTCCCATAGCGAATGGAAGTCCTTCGAACACTTCAAAAGTGTCGTAGGAGCCAATCCAACTATGGGGTCTACACCAATCGTTGCATATTGGGCCGACATATTAAGTCGACCCTATGCAGGAGAGGTGCAGGACCCTTACTATGCTTATTGTGATGCATTCAGGTTCGGAGCTCCGGGAAGATTGGATACCAATCCAACTCTCGGTGTTCTTTATAGCAAGCGAGCTGACGGTGGGTTCGTACCCGCCCCAGCGAATCTTGACGTGCTAATGCAACAATCCTTAAATGTGATGTTGCCGTACGTTAAGGCTCAGCTTAGTCTTCTTAACACTGTTGTAGAGTTAAAAGACTTTAAAAGCTTACCAAAGACGTTGAACTCGATGGCTTCCTTTGCTGTAAGGCGAAGGGAGACACTGAGACAAACGCTCCGTGCGGCGTCAGACGGTTATCTTCAAGCGAAGTTTAACATTCTGCCGTTGCTTTCGGACATCAGCGGTATTCGTACCGCTTTGTTGCGAACCGAACGTCGTATCAACGACCTCGTTACTCGCTCGGGACGGGTCCAGCGAAGGCACTTCGCCTTCAACTGGTACGAGCATACCGACACAACTACGACCAATCAAGCGACACAGTCGAATCCTGCCTTTTTCAGTGCATTCTTTGCACCGTTAAGCAGTTCTTCTGGTCCGTTTGGTGTGACCGTTAAGTTAACTCGTTACGTATCGTATATTCCGTCTGTATTCCATGCTGAAATTGAGTATAATTACAACTATACTCAGTACCAACTTGTGCACGCACAAGCGCTGGGACTTCTAGATGCATTGGGGGTTAATCTAAATCCCGCAATCATCTGGAATGCGATCCCGTGGTCATTCGTCATCGATTGGGTGGTGAACGTGAGTTCATTTCTCAATAAGTGGCGAGAGTCCAACATGGCACCGACGATAAACATACGCAGGTATCTCTGGTCCGTTAAACGTGAAAGGACGATCCTCGTGACCAAGCAGGTGCTTGATCCTTCGGGGACCTATCCAATTGCTAAACGTTCCATAATACCATTGCCAGTAGTGCACCAAACGGCTTACCGCCGCGGGGTGGGACTACCAACAAGCGGCTCAGTAGTACTGAGCGGGCTGAACTTAAATGAGTTTAGTCTAGGCGCCGCACTCGTGCTCTCACGACGTAGGCGTCACAGAAACCGATAGGGCATTTCCCTATCACAACCGCAAATAAGCATGCTAGCAAATACGCTAAACACGAACGAAATCAAGAACTCGGCAGGGACTGAAATTGAATTCAGTCGCCTCTCGAGCGGTCCCGGACGGGAGACAGTGTTCAAACAGATCACTGAACTCCCTTACACGCCCCATCGACTCTCGGTTAAACACCTTGAGTCAGGGGCGGGTATTAATCTGCGCCGTCGGTCTCTCGTAAGATTTGACAAGACTGTCATCTCTGCCGTAGATGCCGTAACGCCGATTACCGTCTCAGCCTACATCGTTTTAGACACCCCTGTGGGTGCTTTAACGACTAATGCAGAGCCGGCCAATGTAATCGCGGAATTGATGTCCTTTGTCGCCTCTTTGGGCGCTAGTACAACAATCCTCTACGACTGCACTGGGAACGGGGCCGCTACACTTCTCAATGGTGACCTGTGAAAGGCTCCATTGATGGTGATAGTTCACCAGACGTACAGAGACTTCTAGACCTCTTCGGTTCAGCTTCTCTTGCGGACCTTTCCGCTGAGGAGCGTAACTTAGAGGTTACGAATATCCTGTACTTCTGGTCTCGTTACTGTCAGGGAAGTATAAGCGTTTCGTAGTTACCGGGCACGAGTCGTAGGAATTTAACGTTTCCATTGGTCTTTATGACAATGGGTACGTTTATCGCTACTTCAGTGCCGGCCTGCATAACGCCGTTTACTATCTCTAATGTGCTAGAATCCATTACCATGGCGGTGTTAAGAGTCCTCGCGGACGCCTTAATACCGTTTTTGATAGTGGGTTCGAACATCTTATTGTTGGTTTTACTCATAATTGTGTATCACTAACTTTGACCGTCTCGAGTTCGTTTAAAACGGATCGTGAAGCGTATGCATGCTCTAGGAGGGTGTCCCTATGGAGCCCAATAAGAGCCTAGATGAAAGTGAAATCATCGCTGCATATCTTCATGACGTTCAAACGACGCATGGAGATGTGTTCAACATTCGGGCTTGCAACCTTACCGTTAGAAAGGTAAAGAAGCGAGTCCGAGCGGAAGGCTTAGGTTTTTTAACTAAAACCTTGCCCCGTCTCTGCAAAGCCCTTGACAAGGCTCTTGCTGAGGTAACTCCGTTAAACTCTACTGCGCTAGGATTCGAATCCCAGCGTGGTAGTGAACTTCCCGTATTTTTGGGTGAGTTCTTTAACAGAGTCCTCGAAAGAGATGGGACTGTCCTTCCGTATCCGTGTGCAAGTTCTATCAAGGTTATACGGCAAGTGTCATACATGTTTTATAAGTATGAACTTCCTTATACGTACGATGAAGAACGTGAAGTCATCTCTCGGTTCGAAAAGACCGAAGATGATATATCAACGCGATCGCCTCTTGTCGCAAGACTTGAGGTGGACGTTAACAGTAGTCATTCCCGTCGTAGGACGGCTTTCACTTGTAAAGGTGAGAACCGGACACAAACGGAGGTGACCCGCGAAGCAAGAATCCTCTTAGCGAGGGTCTTTGCTTTATTTGACCCTACAGATATTTATCCAAGACACGGCCCGGGGGTCGTTGCTACCAAGCAACGGCTCTGGGGTAAGTATTTATGGACTAATATCTCGGGCAAGATCACGGCCATGTATCCTCTTGATGCGTACTTTTTTGCATCGTTAGGACATGTCTGTGATAGATTCGATACCCTTCAGGGGATCGATGATAAGGAACACCCGGCACGGGTTATTCTCGTGCCGAAGGATTCGCGTGGGCCCCGTCTTATATCTTGTGAACCAGTGGACTTCCAATGGATTCAACAAGGTTTAGGCAGGGCGATCGTTGAACACGTGGAGTCGCATTACCTCGTAAAGGATAATGTACGCTTCACTGATCAGCTACCTAATCGTACCGTGGCCCTCTTGGGTTCACGTGACGGAAGGTACGCGACTCTTGACCTCAACGAGGCAAGTGATCGCGTAAGCGCTGACTTAGTTCGCCTACTCTTCCCTGAGTACCTATGGAGGCACTTAGAGGTTTGTAGGACTTCGTATACGGAGCTACCGGACGGACGAGTAATTAAGCTTAATAAGTTCGCACCAATGGGAAGCAGTCTTTGCTTTCCCATATTGGCGCTTACGGTTTGGGCGATACTCGCTGCCGCAGCTCCTGATAGAGATACGCAATCGCGTATCTATGTGTATGGTGATGACGTGATAGTCCCAACGGTTTACGCCGGGAACGCTATCGAACAGCTCGAATCTTTTGGGTTAAAAGTTAACCGAGATAAGAGTTGCACCAGTGGATTCTTTAGGGAATCGTGTGGCATGGATGCCTTCAAGGGCGTAGATGTCACTCCGGTCAAGTTAAGGACCGTCTGGTCGTCAAAACCGTCGCCTAGTTCCTATACGAGTTGGATCGCGTATGCGAATTCCTTCCACGATAGGCGGTGCTTCGGGACTTACGAGTTAATCGTGAGTCGTTTGCGGGCCATTTATGGGCGCATTCCTGGTAAGGACATGAATCTTTCATGCCCGAGCCTTAACGATGTACCTGAGACTGAACGACCTACACGTCGACGAGTCAACAAGAGCTTGCAAAAGCTCGAGTGGCTTGTCTGGGACGTTAAGTCGCCTTCGATTAATAAGACGATCGACGGATGGTCCATGCTTCTTCGGTGGTTTGCCGAAAAGTGTGGACGTCCAGTGCGATCGACCGAAGGTATGTCAGCAGCCG